TGTATAGTTTGGGCAAAAAATGTTTTTGGTTTAGGAAAAGGTTATAGACATCAACATGAGTTTATTTTATTTGATGGTTTTATTGATGCATCTATTACTAATGAATCTGATTTATGGCAAATAAAAAAAGATACAAATTATAAACATCCAACACAAAAACCTGTATCAATTGCAGAAAGAGCAATAAAAAATTCAAGTAAATCAAAAAATGGGATATTAGATTTATTTGGTGGCTCTGGATCAACATTACTTGCTTGTGAAAAAACAAATCGTAAATGTTATATGATGGAATTAGATCCAAAATATATAGATGTAATCGTAAAAAGATGGGAAGATTACACAGGAAAGAAAGCTGAGTTATTAAATGGCTAGACCTAAATTAGATATAGATGCTAATGAAGTGCAAAAACTTGCTTCATTTGGGTGTACTAATACTGAGATAGCTGATTTCTATGGTTGTGATGAGAGCCTTATTAGAAAAAGTTATTCCGAATATCTGAAAAAAGGAAGAAGTGAAGGTAAAATCAGATTAAGAAAGATACAATGGGGTATAGCTGAGAAGGGTAATGCAGTTATGGGTATTTGGTTAGGTAAGAATATATTAGGTCAATCAGACAATGGAATGATGGAAGATGACGACTCACCATTACCATTTAATGTAGAGTGATACAGCTTTACAATAATGATTGTTTTGATGTTTTTTCAACTATAAAAGATAATCATATTGATTTAATACTTACTGATCCTCCCTATGGAACGACAGCTTGTAAGTGGGATAGTATTATTCCCTTTGATCCTATGTGGAAAGAGTTAAAAAGAATTATTAAGGATAATGGTTGTATAGTTTTATTTGCACAAGATAAATTCACAGTAAATTTAATTTTTTCAAATATTAATGAACACAAATATAATTTAATTTGGAATAAATATTTAACTAGTGGGTATCTGAATGCGAATCGTATGCCATTAAGAGTACATGAAGATATTGTTGTGTTTTATAGTAAACAACCAACTTATAATCCACAAAAAATCATAGGAAATAAAAATCATAGTAATGGCAATAAAGATAAACCAATTACAAATAATTCTTATGGAAAACATATTTATAAAGATAATTCAGAAAATCTAGGTAATTTAAAACATCCTAAATCAATATTAAATTTCAATGCTATTCATACAAGCAAAAGAAAACACACATCAGAAAAACCAGTAGCTTTATTAGAATACTTAATAAAAACCTACACAAATAAAAATGACACAGTATTAGATTTTACAATGGGTAGTGGTTCAACTGGAGTTGCTAGTAAAAATCTAAACAGGAATTTTATTGGTATTGAAAAAGACACTAAATATTTTGAAATAGCAAAAGAAAGAATAGATGCCATTATCTAAAGCACAAAAAGAAGTATTCACATCAGAAGCTAGATTTAGAGTTCTGATTACAGGCAGAAGGTTTGGTAAAACATTTCTTGCTTTGAATGAATTAGCTAAGTTCTCACGATATCCAAGAAAGAAGGTCTGGTATATAGCACCAACTTTTAGAATGTGTAAAGATATTATGCTTGATCCATTAGTAGAGAAAATGACTAAACATAAGTGGATAAGCAAAGTAAACTATTCTGATTTATCTATCACACTTAAAAACAAATCACTAATTCAGCTAAGATCATCTGATAACTTTAACTCACTTAGAGGAGTAGGGTTAGATTTTATCTGTATGGATGAGTTCTCTGATGTAGATGAGAGAGCATGGTATGAAGTTCTTAGACCTACACTATCTGATAAATCCAGAGAAGGATCAGCTTTATTCTTAGGAACACCGAGAGGGTTTGGTAATTGGAGTTATAATTTATTTACTAGACAAGACTCTGATAAGAATTGGCAATCATTTCAATACACTACATTGGATGGTGGTCAAGTATCACAGAATGAAATAGATCAAGCTAAGAACGACCTAGACGATAGAACATTTAAACAAGAATATATGGCATCATTTGAGAAGTATTCTGGTCAGATATATTACAATTTTGATAGACAGGAGAATGTCATAGACGAATATACAACAACAACTAACTCAATTCATATTGGCATAGATTTTAATATTGACCCCGTTTCTGCTGTTATATCAGAAGTAAAACAAGATAACCTGTATGTGTATGATGAAATTGTCATTTACAGTAGCAATACTGATGAACTTGTTGAAGAAATCAATAATAGATATTCTGGTAAACACATCTTTGTATATCCAGATCCTGCATCAAAGCAAAGAAAAACAAGTGCAGGAGGAAGAACAGATTTAAGTATTTTGAAAAACGCAGGATATAATGTAAGAGTAAGAAATGCACATCCATTAATTCGTGATAGGATTAATGCAGTAAATACGAAACTAAAGAATGCAAAAGGATTGCGAACATTATTTATTGCAAATAACTGTAAGAATGTGATAAAGAGTATAGAACGACAAATTTATAAAGAAGGAACAAGTTTGCCAGATAAAGAAAACAATTACGATCACATGAATGATGCACTAGGATATTTAGTTGAATTTTTATACCCAATCAAAAGAGATTTTAAACCTGCACCACCAAAGAGGTTTAGTTAATGGCTAATTACAAAAGAGATTTTTTAACAGCTAGACATGATGATTATGAGTCTAAATTTAATGATTGGAACTTTCATTTATTATCATATCTAGGAGGACAGGACTACCAAAATGGTTATTTACTAAACAGATATGTATTAGAGTCAGATGAGGAGTATATCAAAAGGCAAAACAATACTCCGATTGACAATCACTGTAAGAATGTAGTTCAGATCTATTCATCATTTCTATTTAGAGTTCCACCTACAAGAAACTATGGCAGTCTATCTGGTGATGAACAATTAGAGAATTTTATTAAAGATGCAGATTTAGATGGTAGATCATTTGATAATATTATCAGAGAAATGCAAATAAACGCATCTATCTATGGTACTTGTTGGGCTATTATGGATAAACCTGCTGTGCAAACAGAAACCAGAGCAGAAGAAATACAGCTAGATATCAGACCATACTTATCAGTTTACACACCAGAGAATGTCTTGAATTGGCAGTTCCAAAGAATGATAAATGGTAGATATGAATTAGTATCATTAACCCTATTAGAGAACTTACAAAATGATGTAGCAACTATCAGAGTATGGACTAAAGAAGATATATCTACATTGATGGTCAAAGACTTCAACAAAGGATATTCCACAGCAGATCCAATACTTGTTGATGAAATGCCTAATATGATTGGTGAGATACCTGCTGTTATTTTATATAACCAGAAATCTCAAAAGAGAGGTATTGGTATTAGTGATTTACAAGATGTAGCTGAACTACAAAAATCTATCTACAATGATTACTCAGAGATAGAACAACTTATCAGATTATCAAACCATCCTAGTTTAGTAAAAACACCTAATGTAGAAGCTAGTGCAGGTGCAGGATCTATCATTGAAATGCCAGAAGATATGGACTCAAACCTCAAACCTTATATCATTCAACCTAGTTCTCAATCATTAGATGGCATCATGTCAAACATACAAATGAAAGTAGATGCTATCAATAGAGTTACACACATGGGATCAGTAAGAGGTACTGAAAAAACTATTAACTCTGGTATAGCATTACAAACAGAGTTTGAATTACTTAATGCAAGACTATCAGAGAAAGCAGATTACCTAGAGAATGCAGAGGAACATATTTGGAGATTGTTTGCTAAGTGGCAAGATAAAGAGTTTGATGGTGAAATAGAATACCCAGATAGCTTTAATCTTAGAGATTATTCTGCTGATTTACAATTCCTACAAGTAGCTAAAGCATCTGGAGTTTCTTCTGATACTTTTGCAAAAGAAATAGACAAACAAATAGCAAGAGCAGTTGTAGAAGATGATGATAAGATTGCTGATATTGATAATGAGATAGAAGCAAAACCTAGACCTATTGGTCAATTCTCAACACCTGCAATAGAAGGTGAAGAAGTTGCCGAAGAGTAAAAGACGCAAAGTTCCCAAAGATAAGAAAACAGGTGTACCTAAAAAGTATTTATCTGGATTGAAAAATGAAGAAGAAAGAAAGAAAAGAGCCAGACTTATCAAAAGAGTTTCAGCATTATACAAAGCAGGGAAACGCATACCTGCATCATTACTAAAAGCAAGGACTAAGGCATAATGGCAGTCAAAAGAAAACCTTTATCAGCTTCAGTTGTTGCTACACTTAAAAGAAAAGCAAAAGCATCTAAGAGATACACTTACGGAACACTAGCAAAAGTTTATCGTAGAGGACAAGGTGCATTCTTATCAGCAGGAAGCAGACGAGTTCCTATGGCTGCTTGGTCTATGGGAAGAGTCAATAGCTTTCTTAGAGGATCAAGGAAGCATGATTTAGATTTAAGAAAGAGGAAGAAATAATGGTCAAAGTAAACTCAATCAAAAACATCATCAAAGATCTTACACCTAGACAACAAAGAACCATGCGTAGTCATGCTAGACATCACAGTCTAAAACATATGAGATCTATGGCTAGATCTATGAAGAATGGCAAAACATTTGGTCAAGCACATACTACAGCTATGAGAAATGTAGGAAAGTAATGGCAACCTATAGAGGTAGGTCAGTAAAGCTAAATAAACCATTTAGAACACCTAATAAAAGCAAGAAGTTTGGAGTCTATGTAAGAGATAGATCATCTGGGAATGTCAAGATAGTACGATTTGGTGATCCTAATTTATCAATAAAAAAGAACATTCCTGCTAGACAAAAGAGTTTTATGGCTAGATTTAGACCTATTCTGGCTAAAGTTAAAGGTCAAAAGAGCCTATCACCTGCTTATTGGGCAGTACAATCTTGGAAAAAAGGTTTTAAGATTTAGTTGTAATACTATAAATAACCTATATATTTTTTATATGTTAAATAATAAGGAGATATAAAAATGAAAGTTCTAATAGCTTGTGAATATTCTGGGATAGTAAGAGAAGCATTTAAAAAAAAAGGACATGATGCTTGGAGTGTAGATATTTTACCAACCGAAACAGAGGGTAATCATATACAAGATGATGTTTTAAATCATTTAAATAAAGATTGGGACATGATGATTGCACACCCACCTTGCACACATTTATCAGTAAGTGGTGCTAGATGGTTTACAGAGGGAAAAAAACCTATTTCTTTAAGAAATGATGCTATAAATTTTGTAAAAAAATTATTTGATGCAAAAATAGAAAAAATTGCAATAGAAAATCCTATTTCAGTAATATCTTCATACATAAGAAAATCAGATCAAACTATACACCCTTATCATTTTGGAGAACCACATATGAAAGCAACTTGTTTGTGGCTCAAAAATTTACCTAAATTAAAATATACAGATGTTGTAGAACCAGAGTTTGTATATAGTGGTAAAGGAAGAAAATGGTCAAAATGGTTTTGGGAAACATCATGCTTACCACCTAAAGAGAGAGGCAAAGCAAGAAGTAAATTTTGGGTTGGTATTGCTAAGGCTATGGCAGATCAATGGTCATAATATAATTGATTATTTTTACATAACCTTGTAATTCTAGGTTATGGCAGACGCATTCAAAGACAGTTTCAAACAATTCGCAAATAAGAAACAAGGCATCTTAAATAAATTAATAGATAGCCATGAAGAAAGATTACTAGGAACATTAAAAAAACTAGAAGATGATATAATAGCTGAACTAACTAAATTATCATCTGGTGGAGTTAAACTTACAACACAACTTGCAATTCAACTAAGACCAAATCTTAAAAGACTCATAGAACAAAACTTTCTTAAAGAAGCTGATAGTATTGTTTCTGAATATGATGAGATAGTAAAAGAATATCAAAGATTTATTAAACCTTTACCTATACCAGATAAATTTAAAACACTTACTAAACCAGACCTTAAAGTAATTAATGATTTAAAGTTCTTATCCTTTTCTGGGTTTGAAGATATGGGTAATAGATTTCTAGATACTATTGCTAATGAAGTTTACCAATCAAGTGTAACAGGCAGACCATTTAATGAAATGGTTAAGAATATCAGAGGTCAAATCAATGGTGTATACCAGAGATCAAATGAAACAGCTATTAATAGACTAACGGATTACATAGATAAAAATAGATATTCAGAAAACGCACAAATCATTCAAAGAGTTAAGAATGCCAGAGAGATACTTCATACTAAATATGCTTCAGATATTCTGGGAAATAATATGCGAAGATATGCAAGTCAAATAGCACAGGAT